CCACAATCGCTGATGTATCGCCATTAGCCTCTAGCGCACGTTGAAATGCGACATCTTGAGCAGCTAGGAGTGGCGCACGTTCAGCACGAAGCCGATCTTTAGTAATCGCCTTGGCTTTGTCAAAGTCTATTGAGATCATTCAGTCACCTCAGTAAAGTCAGCAGTCCAAGCGTCACGGAAGGTACGGTCAGCCGGAATGTCAGCAGCGTCTACAATCTTCCAAGGCTTGCCAGCAGGTACGTCTTTAGCAGCGATCTCTTGCAGACTCAAACCGCACTCAGGGGCAGGAGTCAGAAGCACAATACCGCCATTGTCGTTAGGGTAGATGATGAGTTTCATGGTTAGCCTTTAGCGGAAAATAGCAATATTTGCTTGTGTTGGGTCTGCTGCGGAAAATGAGGCGTTTACCATAAATATTCTGACAAGGCTTGAAGTTCTTGCTGTCGCATCTTCATAAGTCCGCCAAGCATAATTATTTCCCCCACCTTGACTACCGCTTACAGCATAATTCGCATCTGGCAACGCATTAGTGAAGTTAATTGTGTAATCGCCAGTACCGTTATCCGCAACGGTAGTCACGTTAAACGACGATCTGATTGTACAAAAACCACCTGTGTTCGTTGTACCGTTGAAGTTTACCCAAGCACGACAGAACGTACCAATTTGCGTACCTGCGCTATCTTGAATCGTCGGTGGTGTGTTCGCTACGCCGTTCTTTAGCACCAGCGTACTTGTACTAGCTGCTTGAATGGTATCTGCTACGACTGTTCCAGCCATGATTTAATTACTCCTTTGCTGAAAATTCGGGTGGTATATCGGCTTGGCTAATCGATACGCTTCTGCCGCTTGCTCTGCTGTTTCAAAAGTGCCAAGATGTATTTGCTTACCACCTGAATTTATTTTTGCACGATACTTTCCGTGCCATCTATGTACGCCACGATAACCAGTAGTGCTATCTGTACGCAATTTACTTGTGTTCTCTGCGTTAGCTTTATGATCTACACAGCGCAAATTTACCCATCGGTTATCTGAACGATCACCGTTAATGTGGTCAATAACGCCGAGTGGAATTTCGCCTGTCATATATAAAAACGCAAGTCTATGTAAGTAATATCGTTTTTGGTTAATTCCAGTTTCTAAATATTTGCCTTTGTTAAAACTTCCTAATTCCTCGCCAATTTTCCTAGTTGTCCCATGACGATGCTTTACGAGTGTAAAAACGCCCGTATCAGGATCGTACTTAACAAGTTCTTTTAGCTCGGATTGAGAAAGCATTTTACTCATAAAGGATGTTGATGACGCTGCCGGTATCGAATGTATCTGTGCCATTGACGGTAAGAACACGAATACGGTCTAGTGTCCCAGAAATAGCGGTTCCAGATGAGCCAGAAGAACTCCAGCCTACAGAGTTTACGTTTGTATAAGCGCAATTTCCATTAGAAACCCAAGTATTACCGCTAATATTTGTCAAAATGATAGACCCAGCAAACGTATTTGTAGAAGTAGCTATCGAAAAAATACCAAACCCTGTAGTTATTACGTTGCTAGTACCTGTTCCACCCCAAAACTGGCTGGTATAGCCTGAAGTGGCAAATGAACCTGATCCAATCTGTATTTGGTGAAAAGATGTTCCGTTAGTACTTATGTTGCTTAACATCACCGTAATCCGGCGAACCCACGGAGGAATACCAGTAAATTCTGCGCGAGTGTTGTCTGTAAAAGGTGCGGTTTGAGCAGTACCCAACACCACCGGAGCTAACGTCCCAGTCACAGCAGCTAGCGTCTGCGTATTGCTACCAGATATAGCAGGAGCCGATACCGTAATAGCACCGGATGTATCGCCTGAGAGAACTAAAGAAGCCATGATTTATCCTTAGACAATCACCCACCGAGAACCAGTAGGTAAAGTTACCGTTACTCCTGTGTTAATCGTTACATCACCAGCAGACATCGCATTTTTATTAGTTGTTATTGTATAGTCAACTGTTACCGCATTGCTATTTTCTACGAAAACAGTATCTCCACCGCCACCAGTAGCACCGCCACCTAGCTGACCCCATGCCAAGCCGTTATAGCCCTCAAACTGTGAGTTGCTAGTGTTATAACGAACGTAGCCAACCCTAGCCGCTGTCAAGACTGAGGAACTTACATCCTGAGATTGGCTGATCGTATAAGTTCCAGAACCACCAGAACCTGTGCCTAACTCAGTTATCGTAGTATTAACAGCTACGCCAGCACCGTTAACCGTCTGACCTACAGCAATAGTCCCAACAGGAGCCGGAGAAGATGCCACCGTCATCGTCGTACCGCTGATCGAAGCAGTAAACGTAGCGTCTGGTCTTTGAGCCGTAGTTCCCACAGGAATACGGATAGCATTAGTCGAATTAACGTGGAAAGATACAGTAGGAGTCGCAGTACCTATACCTACACGGTTATTAGCAGCGTCAATAACCAGCGTATTAGAGTCAAAATTCACACCGTTAGGAGTGGAAATAGTCGCTGCGTTAAAGGTTACAGACGATGTTGATGCGCTACCTAGAATGACGTTATTGGTAAAGGTAGACGTTGAGCCAGAAACTAATAAGTCCCCGCCTACGGTAAAGCTATCCCCATCAGTACCTGACTGCATATCCTTTAGCTGTGCCATTAGCTCACGGATAGCGTTATTGATACCACTAGGCGCACATCCTTCAGCAATGTTAATCCCACCAATATCGGTGTTATTAGCCGCTGTTGCGCTGTATTCGCTAACTTTGTTCTTTGGCATGATTATTCCCTTGACTCTAACATTCCATAATCAGCTAACAACTGAGCAGTACCAGCCCATCTCTTAGCGGAAGTAGGAGACATTTTCCGTAATTCCTTGAGTCTGTTAATACCATCTGGACTCGTTATGATCTTAGCAATTTCTTCAGCATTGACAGCAGCATCTTTACGGATAGCCCAGTCAGCAAGGGCTTTAGCAGGTTGGTCTAGCTTGATCCCGCCAACAGCCCTAGCAACGCCAGTCGTAACGCTAGTAATCGGAGGATTCTTGAACATTTCCTCAGTTACTAGCTGGTTAAATGCTGTATCAGAACCTAGCTTCTTAGCCCGTCCAGCAGCCTCTAATACCTCAGCCAAATCACGTAATGCCTTGAACTGTTCCGGTGATAATGCGGCTTGCATAGCCTTCATCTGCTTAGGATCACCGATAATAATATTCTGCCAAGTGTTACCTGTGTCTAGTTTAACCCCCTGCTGGGTCTTTGCTGGCTTCTTAGCAATTCTCCATTGCTCCTCAAGAAAAGCCCTCGTAACAGCGTTCCATGCCTCCTCGCCACCACCAGCAATGATCTGCTTCTTGGCGTAACGGATAGTACCCGGACTAGGATTCTCAAATATACGGTTAGCAAAGTTCTTGAGATTGTCAGGAGACATCTGCATCAATGAAACGCCTGTAATACGCTCATTGAACTCGTTAAGCGGCTGAGAAAACCGTTCAAATGCCCTGTTAGCAGCAATGTAATCAAGATTATCCTTGCCCATCTGCTCTAACAGGTTGCTCTTAATCGCCTGTAACTGACCTTGAATTTTGTTGTCTAATGAAGAAAATGTTTCTTCCTTAAACATCTTATCAATCTCAAACTTTGAATTCTGCAAGTTAGGTAGACGATCTTCAGGAACAAACTCTTTTAGCTGATTGCCCTCAGCATCAATCCCCGGCTTTTGCAGCAAGTCCCTAATCCTGCGTAGATAGCCAGCAGCCGTACCAGTAGGAGGCTGTGTCTTGAGCATATTGTCAATCTGATTGATTACAGGAGCCGTATTCACAGGCACAGAGGCCTCAAATGCAGCCGTGTAGAGAGGCTCCGTAGCAGCCTCTCTATCAGCGATTAACTTCTGCTTTTGCTGTTCTAGTGCAGCTACGCCACGATTGCCAGCAACCGCAGCATCCTCAACCTGAGAGATAGTTGCCAAGTAATCATCTACTGCACTCTGTACCTTGGCTTCTCTTTCCCTGTAAAACTTCTGCATCTGTACAGAAGACTCAGGAACATTACCAATAACCTTCTGCTGGCTTAGTAACGACGATAGGTTGGTCAACTCAGCCGGAGTCAATGGGATACCGTATTGACCTGATTTAGCCCTGAGTGAAGCAACTAGATTAGGATCAACCTGAGCAATATCCCTAGCCAGTCTACGTTCTTGGAAGCCCTTACGAACAGCAGGAGCCAACTCAGCAGTACCGGACAATAGGCCAGACAGACCAACTTGGAACGGATCAAGCTCTTGACCTGCAATCTTCCCTGCAATCTTCTGACGCAGATAGTTCGTTCCAGCAGCCACAGCACCGACACCACCAGCAGCGGTCGCAGTACCTAACGGGCTAGCTATAGCCAATGGAGACAATGCAACACCAGCAGTAACGTCAGGAACCATCTCCATAACGTCCGGAGCATAGTACGCAGCAGTAGCACCTAAGCCAGATACCTCTTTGTAGAACTTTCCATCATCAGCCTGATACGCAATGTCACCATCGATGATTTGGTATCTGCTAGGCGATATACCACGCTGTGCTGCAAAGTAATTAACCGCAGCTTTCTTGTCTGTAGGGATACCACCCATGAAAGCAGTAGCCATACTCGCACCTCTAGATGGCTCTGAGATGGCAACAGGAGGCTTTTCTAAACCCGGAGCAGTACCAATAGAAGGTTTTACGCCAGAAAACAATCTTGCCGCATAGTCAACCTGTTGCTCAACAGGCGCACCTTGAGGCTCACTAGCAAACAATCTCTTTGCGTAATCAACTTCTGCCATGATCCCACCTAAAATAGAATTCCAAATTCAGCCGCTAGCTGTCTATCAATCGTATTCAAATCCGCTGCTTTTGATGGGTCAAGTTTGTACTGTTTGGCAATTTCTTTACCACGCTGTCTAACTATGTCAGGGATTGAATCCAATGGGATTGTTTCCCAATTTCTGCCATTCTTAAGCGCATATTGCTTTCTTGCAAGAGCATATTTTGTCTGCTGAATCGTGTTATCTAGCTTTGCTTTGAACTGTGTAGGACTATCACCATCCCATGCGTTAGTCCCTGCATTTGGTAACGAAGCCATAATACGACCAGCTTCTGCGTCAGACATAGCAGCACCAGTAATAGCCTTAATTGTGAGATTAAGGTTTTGTAATGAGTTCTGACGGTATTGAGTAAACTCAGCTAATGACGCTTGATCCTTAGGGTTCAACGCGCCAACTTTATCTTTTAGCGTGTTCCATGTTTGTCCAAATTGACGCTGGATTGTCTGATATTCCGGTCTAAAAGATCTTGAAATGTCGTTTAATCTGACTACTGCATCAGACGTTACAAGAATCTCTTGCTCAAGATTTTTCTTTGTTTCCTTACTAAATTGGTTTGGCATTACAACTTGTATAGCTCTATCCTTAGCCGCCGCCCGTAGTTGTGGGTTCAACTCACCAAGAATCTTTGACTGCTGACTTAAAAGTTGCTCTGTCTCATTAATAATCTGAGACTTATCCATAGCACCTGCTCTTGAAATCAAAGCATTTGCTTGTTGTTGCAATGTAGGGTGAAGATTTGCTAGCTGTGATGGCAACCCAGCAATCAGTTGCGCCTTTTGGTCTTCCGGCGAGACTCCAGTATTAGGAATCAAAGACGGAATATTGTCAGATATTTGCCATTTCCCTAGCCTTGGATCAAGACCCATAGAAGTTGCTTCAGCGTCATTTAGAATACGCTTACCGCTTACATCTGCAATTAGACCTCTTGTCGTAGAGAAAGCCTTACCATCTCTAAAGAAAACTTGTTCTTTAGGATCAAGTCTTTCTGCTCTATCTTGTAGTAGTTTTGCAAAACCCTCATCACCATTCATTTCAGCTAAAGCGGCTCTTTGCCTCAAATTTTCTGCATTTGCCTTGTTTTCAGGACTTACGCCAGCAAAGTACGGAGCTTGAACATTAGGCGCACCAGATGGCACAGAAGATGGGACAGCAGGTGCTACAGCGGCAGGAGCAGGTTCAGGTTGAGTTGTTACAGGAAGCATCTCACCACGGCCTCGTAACCCTACAAGGTCTTTCATCTCAATTTGTGGTTGTGCAGTAAGACCAACAGTAGGAGTCAGTCCACCAGCCAAACCACCAACCATTGATTCTAGTTGACCATCTTTCCCAAGGGTAAACCCAATGTCTTTAGTAGGCTGTTTTAACGTGATTCCTCCTACTGATTCTGCTGGTTGTGCAGAAATTAAACTAGGAGAAGGACTAGGAGCAGGACTAGGAGCCGGAGCAGTTTGGCTAGAAGGTACATTGAACCCGTACATCTGCATACGTTTACGAGCAGATACCTGCTTAACAAATTCCTCTGGGCTTACATCAGCCAGATACGCCAAGTCTGGATTAGCCGCTTTCATTTCAGCCAAACCAGTTAGTTGACGCTTTGCCTGAGCTAACTTCATTACGTTACTGACTTGATTTAGACCAGCATCGTAAGTCTGACCAGCAGCACCATAACCAGCACCTAGCGCAGTAAGAATGTTCTGAGCAGGACTACGACTATAACCCTGTGGACTCATACCTTGAGCCAATGCACTAGCAAAGCCTAGCAAGCCGCCAATGTTTGCTCTATTTTCTAAAGAAGCCCGTTCGGGAGCATCTAATAGCCCACGATAAACCTCTGGAGTCGTTCCAAAAACTTTAGGTAACTTAGATAGGAAATCTTCAATAGCCATACGTCACCTTAGATGAGACTAATTCTTGGGCTACCCATTGCATACTGTGTAGGCTGTTCCATCTGGAATTGCTGACCACGCGCTAACCCCGGTGGAGGAGCCATTTCAGGAGGAGGAGCAGGAGTCATCGCACTTTGTAACGCACCTAGTCCAACTTGAGTAGTTATAGGATTTTGGTTAGCAAATGTATTTAATGCACCAAGATCACTTTTCAAAGCACTCATTCCACCAGCCAACTGATTGCCAAACGTTACAGGTGCAGTTGTTGAACCGATAAGACCTGTAGTGCCACCTGTAGCCGCATAAGTCGGCATCGTAGCGGCAGCCATTGGTTGAGCAGTGTTAAATGCCAAACTTGGATTCAGAGCAGTTACACCACTAGCACCAACAGGTACGGCTTTCGCACCAGTCATCGCAGCAGTAGACGCAGTATTGCCAGCAGTCAAAGCACCTTTAGCAAACGAACCACCAAAGCCACCTAGCGCACCACCCATTAGCGCACCTTGTAATGGATTACGACGATTTGTGACAGCACCTACGCCAGCACCAATCATCGCCATAGTTACTGGATCACCCATTATTTACCTCCAGATGGTGTAGAAGTTGACGTAGATGTGGTCTCCAATGGCGCACCGTAAACAACTTGAGCAGCACGTTGCAATCTTTGTAACGGAAGGTCTTGAGCAGCCAATCGACCTTGGATAGCCTGTTGCTCGTAGCCTTCTCTAGCCTGACCAACCTGTAGCAGTCGCTGTAGATCAGCATAGTCAGCCGCAGACATCTGTGGAGCAGCCTGAGCAGCCGCTACCTGTCTAGCCCTCTCAGCCTCAGCCGATGAATACGCTAGCTGACCACCTTGCTCCGCTAATGCACGAGCAAAGATGTCCTGAGCCTTACCAGTTTGTTGACCCATTGCAGCCGAACCATAACGACCAGCCGAGGAAGCCTGAGACTGTAGGTTTTGAATGTCTTGGGTATAACGCTCACCTGCTAGACGATTAGCTTGCTGTAGCGCACCGCCTAGAAACGGATTAACGCCACGACCTTGAATCGTAGCGAGTTGTTCTGCCTGAGCAGCCTTAAGCATCGGAGAGCCACCTACAGCCCTCTGTTGAGCCATCTGTAGGGCTTGCTGAGTAGCCGCTGACGGAGCCACAGCCAAGGTCTCAGGAGCCGATGGCATACCCTGATAAAGCCTCTGAGCCTCACCTAGCGTATAAGTGATGTAAGGCTTAAATTCTGGAGATATTTCCGATCTTGATGTTTGCGTTTGACCGCCGCCACCACCACCCATATTAAACCTCGCTTATCCACTTTCTAGGCCTGAAACCGTAAGCCTTAGCCCTACGATCCCATCCCGGTCTATGACTTGAGAATGTTAGGTATTTGTTACCACTTTCCCTTGCCATATTTTTGATGAATTGTAAACCTTTTTGCACCATCTGATAATCATTTTCTAACGTCCAAGCACACCAGATATGGAGTTCTTCCCCCAATGGTTGCAAAATAAAGAACGCTTTGAAATGGTTATCCTCTAGTCCAACCCATAAGCCAGATTTCTGATTCCAGCAGTCCGTGTACACATCTTCCACGATCCAACTTTCAGAACTGACACTCTTAATTTTGTCTAACCCCGGCTTGACGCTCATCCACCACTTCCTGAGTTGGTCAGGCTCGATATATTTCCATTCTGTCATCCGACGATTATGTATCCGTAAGTTTTGTCCGCAGTACTATTAGCCCAATGACTAATAGTTGCTGATCCTTGTTGTTGAGTAGAAACGTACAAATTCGTTGTAGCCGATGGTGCAACGTAAGACATCGTAACAATAGCACTAGGAATCGATGGCCTGTCAGGGCTTGTACTCGTAGGATATTGTTCTAACGAAACGCCAGTATCCGTCGTTCTCCAGAATATCTCAACATAATCCCCTGCGTTCATCTCCATAAAGAAATTCATCGCAGTAATTAAGTGACTAGGATCACCCGTACTCTTTCTAGCTGGCATGTGGAACCGACTATTGGAACCAGCGACGTTAGTGCCGTTCTTCTTGAACCAAATATCAATGTCCTGACCGTCATTCGTTGTGTTCTTGTACTGGAACGAGAACTGAATGTTGTAAATCCCATAATTCCTGACATTTAGTCTAGAACTATTAGAAACGTAGATTCCATTGGAATAATCTGTTGTATTAAATGTAACTGCGTATCCTGTGGTCGTATTAGCCGCTGTCTGGTCTGTGGAGTCCTGAAACGCCCCATAGGGAGCCGAATCAGCCTCAGCATTAGCAGATACCGGGACAAAGAAAATCAGGCTGTCAAAGCCTATACGCGAGTCGTTAAGGGTCGTTGTAGTCGCATTACCAGTCGCTAGGGTAATCAGACCTGTGTTGTTGGTCTTTCCGTCCATAATGCCACGAACGACCTCAGCAACAGCCCTCTCATCCCCTCCAAACTGCGGTAATGTCCGAAACTGAGTCATCGATTACCCTGCTTTGTTATCTCTATGTCCGTTCCGACAACTGTTTTCCAGTTATCACCCGTCGGAGTCACCTTGATCCTATGGTAATTACCGTTAGCCCTGAGAGATACCCGATTCTCACTATCAGCAGCTACAGCCGTACCGAACAATACCTGATCCGACAACAGAGTACGACTCGCTATAGCCACCTGTGCGCTACCGCCATCGACTATCGGTTTAGCCAGCGTAATCGTAGAGCGACCCTGATTGATGTCCCCTGAGACCACATAAGCGGCTTTCTTAGAGTTACCGAACGTAATCACCCTCTGACCGCTAGTGCCAATCAAAATCAACTGATTACCAGCCCATTGAGGATCATCTAGCGATACCTGCAAGGCATCAATACTTGCTGAGTAGTTATCCAACTGCTCAAGGGTTACAGTCGCTGACAAGGCAGACGCTACAGAAGTAGCCGTTGTATCAAGATACGACCATTTCCCTAGCGGAATGTTGTAAACAAGAATCCCATAGCCACCAGACTGTAGTGGGAAGCACCATAACGCCAACTTACGGATAGGATCAACCGTAGCCGAGACTTTTAGGCGTATATCTTGCCGGGAAACACGGTCAAAGAACCAGCGGTTAACCTTTTCCTCGCCGATATTGGAAAAAGACTGACCATTACAGGAGTAAAACCCGTCATCCGCTAGGAAATACGTTATCCCACCGAATTGGGCAATTGATCCCGGAGCCATACACCCCAAAGACCGAGAAATTGCGTCAAATTGAAAGAAAAACGGGGAGCCTGAATAGCTCATCCGATATATGGCACGTTCTAGGAATATCAGGCCATACTCGCCACCCGCTAAACCCGTAATATCCCCACCGTCAGGGATAATCTGCGTATCAGACTGAGAGGCTGCACCGGGAGTCCAGTCTGTTTCGTCGTTAATGTCCGACCAATAGACCTTGTTTTCATCACCTGAGACATTCGCAGCCACCACAAAATCACGAACTACTGTCACATACTTAGCAGCAGGAGCAGCAGCAGCCAAATCAGCGAAATAAGTGCTAACACCAAGCTCAAAAGCCTGTAACTGGTCAGCACCATTAGCAGCAATTACCTTAGCTCCGTACTGAGTAACGTCCCAATACTCAATGTTCGTGTACCCAGTAGTTGTCATTGGGTCTAAGTCTAGGTCAGCCGCATCAAACTTGTACAAGTTAGAAGCTGATCCAGCAAAAATCGTCGTTACATTGCCTAGCTTGGCACTAAAAGTTACCAATAATTCAGCCCCAGCAGCATCAGACAGGTTAGCCTCCCCGTTAAAAGGTGCGTATCCATTGGTTACTGGATAGCAATTAACGGCCTCTGTGACTGCTCCTGTCACTCCGGGCTGATCTGGTAGCCATTCTCCGAAATTGATCGTTGCCATTATTGTCTAACCCAGTTGTTATTTCCTGCACTTTGGTTTGTCCAGACGCTATCACCACTAGGAACAACCGTCCATGTATCAGACGATGGAGAAGGCTGAGACCATGTATTTGATCCAGCAGACTGAGCATCCCAAGTATTAACGCTAGGTGTCGTATCAGCCCATTCCGCGCCAATATTGTCACCAAAGCACGATAGAATAGCCAGACCATTAACCGATGCTGAACCACCCATGATTCGAGATGGTGAGCAGATTACAGTAGCATCCACCTGAATCGATGCAAAACCTTCGTACTCAACACCACCGTTAGCCGTTACAGTCGCTTGACCTGTAATCTGGCCTGATCCAGTCCTAACCCGAATACCATCAGCCGTAACCGTTGCAGCACCAGATACAGCAGCATTGCCAAGCTGAATCCGAATTCCTGTCGCAGTAACCGTCGCAGTTCCACTAACAGCACCGCTACCTGCATATACCGCAAAACCAGCCGCTGCTACCGTTGCCGATGCTGTAACACTCGCTGATGCTGACGCAACAATACCGCCTAGAGCCGTGACTGTAGCCGTACCAGAAATAGCAGCAGCAGCATTTTGAATTCTTATCGCATCTGCTGTAACAGTCGCTGTACCGCTTACATCACCACTTGCAAACCGGATTCTGTAAGCATCCGCTGTAACCGTCGCACTAGCCGAAATGCTCGCATCGCCAAACAGTACAGCCCCACCTAGTGAGGCAAATGGAGACTGAGCTAATGCGCTAATCCCAAACATTTAGACAATCACCCATCTAGCACCAGTCGGAACCGTTACCGTCACCCCTGTGTTTAACGTGACGTTCCCAGAACTCAGACCGTTGTAATTCGTTGGCAAAGTCAAAGATGTAGCTACAGTATTAGCATTTAGGAAAATGCCGTTAGACGCAGCAAATGAAGCCTCGTAAGCAATGTCTGAGGCATCGCCATATACAGCCTTACTAGATGGATACGTTACGAATACGTCTTTGCTATTGGCTGCAAAGTTAATCGCTGCTGTAGTGCCTGAGCTATTCGATAGGATCGTATCCCTTGATAACGTCGTGCCGCTAGACGTATATGTGCCGATACCGACTTCCCATGTTCCAGCAGTCGTATCAACAATGGCGTAGTACGTTGTATTCGCATTGCCTATGTCAGCAAACGAGCGAAAGCCTGACGCAGCACCAGCTAACGTCAAAGTACCAGTACCGGAAGTCGTACTGGTCTCTTTGATCCTATCCTTAACGACCAAAGGCATGATTTATCCTTATGCCAGAGTGACGCTCAAGCTACCGATAGCAATCTTGAAAATATCACCGTTATCAATCGTCTTGGATGTATCTAATGCTGTGTGATACAGCAGGTTGCCGCTAGTTGAAGCATCGTGGATACCGATCCAGCCAACCGTACCCCAGTTACCTGTAGCCTGTGGGAACTCAACCGCTGCGCTATTCGTTGATACACCGTTACTAGGCGCACCAAATGTCACCGCAGTACGAGCATAAGAACCACCGGATACCTCAGTACCGCTACCAGCATCAGTCGGGTCAGACGTAAACAGACCAACATAGACCGTTGCAGGGCTGGTGTAACTTGTGTTTCTCAGAGTCGCGTTAATCAGCGCGTTCTCAAGATAATTCGACATTTCTGCCATGATTTACCTCACGTTATAAGACATAGACATAGGCTGACCGCTGTATTCACTCGACTGGTCAGAGTTCGTAATCGCCGTTACAGCACGATCATATAAGGTTGCCCATGTCTGAATACGGGCATCATTCATTAGGTATGGCTCTGCTTCAGCTAAAGACGCATACAGCAAAGCATCAGGATAGTTTGCTAGGAAGATGTTGCTAGCGTTCGTATCCGACAATAGCGCAGGTTTGCCGTAGTACAGCATCTGAAGCGTATATGTCGTATCTGGAGATGGGGCTAGCTGTATCTCAGAGCCTAGAATTGTGTAATCGACTGGCTTCCCGCCATCCGTTACGCGAGACTCAGCGTAGAACGAATTAGGAGCCTTGTAGCGCAATGTAGTCACCGGATTCGTATTCAGGTGAATATCACGCATCTCTAAGAAATCTGTCGGGAGTCCAACAGTAGAATCACCGCCTGTCGTTGATGCCGTTGCGACAATCAACATCTGCCGAGTTCTCAAGTCTCGACGTAGCCTTTCCTCAGCTAGTCGGATGAAATCGGGGATAACCGACGTTAGATCACTACGAGCTAGATAATTTCCTACCGTAGTCCTTAAATCCGAATAGCTAGTAAATGGCATATTATTCCTCTAACTGCTCAAAGTCCTTCCAGCCATATTCGTATGTACCTATGTGCC